CAGGCCGTCCGGCAGGGCCTTAATATCTGGCTCGTACGCTAGGTTTAGGCTGCCAGGAATGGTCACAGAACCATCACCATTAACAGCGTGCGTAATGCGGCGCTGTTTAAGAAAAGAAACGAAATCGGTCATCAGATTTACCTTTTTTCAAGCAATAAAAAGGCCACCCGAAGGTGGCCGGTGTGTTGCCCTGGTGAGGCGTAAAACTCGCTTTTCAGGCGAAAAAAAAGCCCACCGAAGTGAGCTTGATTTAGGTATTTAGTAAACACCGTGGGGGATGGTGCTACATCCGCGCATTTTCTGGTGACCAATGGCCGTGTAGCCGGTATAGCGTTCAGGATTCTCACCGCCACCGGTTTTGCTTTCGCGAGTTTTTTTCGGTGCAGGAAAATCTGGCATAGGCTTGCAGCGCACGGTGACCATGACGGCTTTACCGATACGATCGCTTTTGCGTTTAGCGATGCGTTGGATTTTTTCCATGCGCTGCTTGGTCATGGCAGTGCGACGCTTTTTAGGAGTGGTCATTGGTCAGTCCTTATTACTTGGCTTGCTAAACGAATTACGCTCAGCTAACGCTGGGGAAAGGTACAGAGACTCAGTTGTAGCATCATCCCTACCTAAAAGTGTTGCTTGACTTGATCTGCCAGCTTTAATCCCTATTTTTGTAAGCCTTAAGGCTATTGGCAGATCATTGCCGTAAGTTCTATCTCCACATGCTCCATCGAATGATAGAAGGTAAGGGATATCGCGCTGATTGAGATTGCTAAGTCCGTCTATCAGGCCTTCTAGATCTAACAAACATGCATACCGTGAGTCTTTCCTATTACTTGTACCTTGCCAAGGTGGATCCATATAGACAACATCATTAGATGTTGCATCTTCGAGTGTCTTCATGAAATCACCGGTGCGAAACTCAACCTTTCCAGCCAATAATCGAGATGTTTCATCCACTTCCTTTCTTACACGATCTGGTTTTGTTCCTAATCTCCGATTATCAGGAGACTGGTTGAATTCTCCTTGTGCATTAAATCTGATAGCATTCTTTACGCATCGGGCAACTAAATAAAGAAACTTAACAGGGTCATTATCAAGATTGAATTGATTGCGTATTTTAAAAAAGAACTCTTTAGGATCATTAAGTTGCTCAATCCATAGACGCTCATAAGCGTTAGCAACTCTATCAGGGGAACCAATGATAGCCTTCCACAGATCAATTAGCGGTTCGTATTTGTCACCGATGACATAACCATTCGAAATTTTCTGACTCGCCGCAGATAAGGTGATTGCAGCCGAACCAGCAAAAGGCTCGAAAAGCCGTCCCCCCACTTTAAAACCAATATTATTCAAGATGTCATCTGCTATTTTCCTTTTGCTTCCTTGGTATGGGATTACATGCGGCGCTCTCATCTTATGTATTGTTGTCATTAGTCAGCCCTTGTTGCTAGTTTGCTTTGGTGGTGTGATGGCTGCATTGTGAGCGATACCGTGATGATCAGTCGCGGCCCTGCATTGGTCATTCCTCAGTCAGAGTTTGCCTTGTTCAAGGCCTTATCTGCCTTCGGTCATCAGCGGCCAACTTCATCACACCCCAAAGAAAACCAGCCACACTCTCGCAGTGGCCGCGCTCATGCCCTTGAGTCAGTCATCGCTGTTCGTCTCTGCTCCCCGCTTGCTATAACCAGTACGTGATTGGCCGCCACGCTGCGTTACCGGTGCTTCTTTTCTCATTAACCCTCACCAGATGCAAAGCTGGCTCCCTCTGGGGACTCGGAGCGACATCATTACTGTCACATTGGCACAACTTGCCGCAGTCTATCTGCGTTACTACTTCATTTTTGCTATCCTCCTTTGTGTCGGTAATTCACATGTTTAGCCGTAGCCGTCGCACCGGTACATGCAGACCGTTGGTGTGTGCGACTTAACCTGACTGTTAAAGAGCGTATCCGGTTGGGATATGCAAATTAAAACTTTAGTTGTTTTACGTGTCAATACAAAAGTTGTTTTCTTGTTTCAAGAATTAATCACATGGTTGTTTTTTAAGTAATTTATTTTTATTTGGCGGGAAGCTACATCATGATGAAAAAAATAGCGGTTCTCATCCCTCTGTTAGTCGTCTCTGGGTGCGCCGGAGAGCAAGTATGGGTAAACCCTCACAAGACAACTCAGGACTTTTACGCTGATCGCGCGGCATGCAATTCGATGTCACAAGGTGTATCCAATCCACAGATATATTCAGCACCAACAACCAGTAACAACCCATTTAATACTGGGTTTACGCAAGGCTGGAATAACGCCAGTGCGATGAATGCTGTAACTGCAAGCAAGCAGATCTTTAGCGATTGCATGATGGGGAAGGGGTGGACACTTCAGGATAAGGGGGCAGTTGTTCAAACGCCATCACAGAAGTCAGGAATGCCCCAAGCTGTCAGTGATGCACTTAAGTCTGTACCTGAGCTGAATTACTGGCATGAGACTAATTCGCCCAAATTTGCTGTAGCAATTGAAGCCGATGAGATATTAAAGAAAAATTCTGGGTGGCAAAAAGCGCCACTGGACTACCGGTTCCGCAGAGCATACGAGATCACCAAGGCGGTTTACGGCGAAACTGCAGGTGATTCTGAAATGTGCGTACTTGCTCAGGTTCTTGCGAAGAATGGAAATCAATCAAAGGGTGCGCTGGCCGCACTGAGGATGTTCCCTGATTTCATCGTGGCGGAAAACAATAAAAAGTGCATTGAAAAATCAAGACCTGACGACGCTTTTATACAAGCTATCGTGTTCAAGATACCCGATACAATTCCGTTGTATGAAAAAGCGGGCCAACCGTAAACGCACTATTTTAAATAGAAAACCCGGTATTGCCGGGTTTTAATGAACGCTGCAGTTGACTGCTCGCGCTGCCATTACCACCACCCGAAGTGACTACCAACCCCAACCGCAATAGCTATAAAAATCAGAAAGATAGTTGTTTTTCTCATCATTTACCTGTGGGGGTTAGAGTAATACCGAATACCAAAATACGCGACCAATAATCTCAACCTCTGATTCGTAAGCCTCTTCGTCTGCATCACGATTGAAACTATGGATGACCAGCTTGCCACCTGGTTTTCGATAAAGCTGTTTTATCCGCTTTAATTTTTCATTGCCTCCACCTTCTTGCGCAATGGCGTAGAGTTTACCGTCAATGATCCGCTTGTTGGTGGTGTCAACCGCGACAGTTGTGCCGTCTGGAATAATTGGCTCCATGCTATCGCCTGTTACTGGGAAACAGATCACGCCAGAACCATCCGTATTTGCACCCACTTTGCGTAGTGTTGACTTGGAAAAGCGCAGTTTAAAACCGTTGTGATCCTCACTTTGAATACGCCCGTCACCACAGGCGAACTCGATATCCTTTAAGAACGGCACTTCTACTTCGTCCTCCGATAATTCTGTTTTGCTGTCCCAGGACGCAACTGTCCCCCAGTTCGCTTGTGGCGGTATATTGGATTCAGCAACACGCATTGGCTCTTCGCCGTTAGCGAGCCATTCAGGACGAACATTGAGTATGCTCGCCAGTTCCACAATTCTTGTCGTCTGTGCTGCTTTTCCTGTTTCTATCTTCTGGATTGCGGCTTGGGTGACACCAATCTTATCGCCGAGGGCTTTTTGGCTTAGCCCTATCGACGTTCTTGCTGTTTTGAGTCGTTCTGCGAGTGTCGTTTTCATGCTGTCAATCTACAACCTCAGTTGTCACCCTTCAAACGAATATAGTTTTGACACCAAAAAAACTATAGTTGTAATATGTGGGCAAAATGACGGAGGTTTTCATGAATGAAGTAATTAAAACCGCTATCGCCATTGTTGGGTCGCAACGCAAATTAGGACAAGCCTGTGGGTTGACGCAGGCCGCTGTCCAAAAGTGGTTACACAACAAGGCGAAAGTGGCACCTGAAAATGTACAAGCGGTCGTAATTGCAACTAGCGGTGCCGTGAAAGGCTACCAGTTACGCCCAGATCTACCGCATCTGTTCCCACACCCTGACCAGGTGACGGAATTACCTGACGAAGATTAAATCTGAGGACTGACCAATGACCACAATACATCGACCTGCCGGTGATACGGCAGGGGCTGCGATCGCGTCCGGCGTTCGCAAAGAGCTGCTGGCTCGCAAAAAAGTGGGTAAAAACGGCTTGCCGTTCCACGTCGTGCGCGAAGACCAGATCAAGACCAGGTGGACGGAGAGCGAAGCGGCCACCATCAAAAGCGTGGCTGGCGCCATGTCGTCCAATCCTGCTGTTGAAACCAATACCGCCGCGATCCGTGGCTTTCTGGCGATGTTCTCAGAGTCACCGGAAATGCTCGCCCATGTGCATCATGAACTGACTGCCGCCGGTTTGCCAATTCCTGACTGGTTACCTCCGTTGCCAGGGAGTACGCCACGATGAAGCAAACCCACGAAACACAAATTAGCACCACACAAAGCGTGGATCTGATCGCCAGCATCGTTGGGCGCAAGCTGGATATCACCGGGGAAAAAACCCGGTGTTTGGCAATCACAGGGGCTCTGTCTCAAGTGACGCGAGCGTTTTATTCGCGGCAGGTGGTGACAGGCGAAACGAACGCGGCGGTGAATCATGGAAATAACCAAACCCCTTAATCGCCACTACCGGGATAAAAACGGCGTGATTGTGCATGTCACAGGGTATGAGCCTGCAACCCAGCGGGTGATTTTCACTCGCCCCGGATATGAGCATCAATGCGCCCGCCCGTTGTGGCAGGTGCAGAAGTATTTCACGAGGCTTGATGTATGAGTAGCAAGTTATTGGGCCACGTATGGGATGCTTGCGCGGCTTCTGGAATCAAAGGAACCAAGTTGCTGATTATGGCGAGATTGGCAGATTACTCGAACGACGAAGGTGTGAGTTATCCCAGCGTGGAGACAATTGCTCGTCAGTTGGGTGCCGGGATCAGCACCATCCGCGGCGCCATCACCGAATTGGAAAGTGATGGCTGGTTGTGCCGCGAAAATCGTCGTAATGGCAACCGCAACTGTTCGAACCTGTATTACCTCAATGCTGAACGGTTGGAAGAGATCGCTTTGTGTGAAATTGCCAAGGTTAAAGCCGCCAGACTGGCGAAAAGAAAGGCAATTTCTCACCCTCCAGAATCTGACGGTTCAAAATCTGACCCTCTGAAATCTGGAGGTTCAAACGATTCTCACCCTCCAGAATCTGGCAAAAAAGGGCGGTTTGACCGTCCAGAATCTGGCGGGGATCTACAAGTAAATTCAAAACATGAACCACAAGTAAATTCAAAACATGAACCACAAGTTACGCCTGCGCGGAAATCCCCCTTTGGCGAATTCGATTTCTCGTCATTCCCGACACTGCCCAGCGTTCAGGTTTGGCAGGACTACGAGAAACACCGGAAGGCCAAGCGAGCCCCCATCACTCAGACGGTGGTGAACATGCTGGGTATCGAACTCACCAAAGCGATGGCGGCAGGGTGGAGTGTTGATCATGCGCTGGGTGAGGCGATGGCGGCAGGCTGGCAGGGGCTCAAGTTCGAATGGCTGGCAAACCGGAATAATCCGGCGCGCAACACGGGTGTGGTAAACCGACAGGAGGCGCTGGAAGCCCGCAATGCGCAGGCGTTTGAAGAGTGGCTACAGGAGGAAGCTCAGGCACTGGCCAACAGGAGGAATCTGGATGTTAACCACGGATAAATCTGACGAGCTGGCAGTCATGCGGGAGTTTGCCGAGCTGATGAAAGCCACGCTGTCGGTGTACGGCAAGGATTCATCAAAACCGGTGATCCGTTTGTACTGGAATGCTGTCGGCACATTCGATATTGCACTGATTCGACAGGCGCTCAGCCAGTGGATCACAGATCCAGAACAAGGCCAGTTTGCACCAAAACCGGCTGACATCATCCGCAATATCCAAAACATCATTGGCCGACCATCGTGGATCGGTGCAAACGAAGCCTGGGCGATTGCATTACCCGCGCAGGACGAAGCAAACACCGTCGTGTGGACCGCTGAAATTGCCGAAGCGTGGCGAATCGCCAGCCCAATCATGGCAGGCGGTGATCGGGTAGGTGCGCGCATGGCGTTTATCTCGGTCTATGAGCGGCTGATAAATACGGCCAAGGCTACTGGGGTGCTGCCGGTATGGACGGTTTCTGAAGGTTGGAACAAGGAAACGCTGCCCGGTGCGGTACAGCATGCGGTGAATGCCGGACTGTTGCCCGCACCCGAGGCGGACAAATACTTATCACAGCCCGCCAGTCTGCCTCCGCCAAAGGTAGAGCCAGAGAAACAGGCGATGATGTTGGAAAAGATACAGGCATTTTCCGGGGTGCTGTTGGATCTGAAGCGGCAGCGTGAAGAACAAAAACGGCATGAATGGGAGGAACGAAAAGCACAACTGAACAAAGCGTTAGAACAACGTCATCAGGCTGCTGACCACAGCCAGTTAATGAATCCGTAATTCGAGGACTAACCAATGACCATGATTTTCAAGAATGCGCTGATTTATCGCCTGACTCGCGATATCGCATTCGATGATCTGAACGACAAGCTGGCTGTTTTTGCCTTTGCGCCATGTGGCAGCCAGGACAGAGCGAAAACAGGCTGGATATCGCCGCGGGGGGAAGGTTATAGCGAATTAACCCACCAGGCCAACGGGCAGATTCTCCTCACGTTGCAGCGTGAAGAGAAAATTCTGCCAGCGCCGGTGATCGCGCGTGAACTGGCGGCCAAGGTGGAAAAGTTGGAAGCCACACAGCAGCGCAAACTGAAGAAAACTGAAAAGGACGCGCTTAAAGACGAGGTGCTTCACAGCCTGCTGCCGCGTGCTTTCAGTAAATACCATACCACCCAAATCTGGATTAACCCGGCCCCTGCGTTAATCGTAGTTGATGCGCCCAGCGCCAAAAAAGCCGAAGACGCGCTGGCGTTGCTGCGCAAGACGCTGGGATCATTGCCTGTTGTGCCCTTGATGCTGGAAACCCCCATTGAATTGACACTGACGGAATGGGTACGCTCCGGTGCTGCGCCGGGCGGCTTCGCACTGCAGGACGAAGCCGAACTAAAAGCGGCGCTGGAGGACGGCGGTATTCTGCGCAGTAAGCATCAGGATTTGGTCACGGACGAGATCGCCGGGCATATCGAAGCGGGCAAGGTGGTGACTAAGCTGGCGCTGAGCTGGCAGGAGCGGATCAGCTTTGTGCTGGGTGATGACGGTAGCCTGAAGAAACTGAAATTCTCCGATGCTTTACTCGAGCAGAATGACGATATCGATCGTGAAGATACGGCACAGCGATTTGACGCTGATTTCGTACTACTGACGGGGGAATTGTCGGCGCTGATCAAAAGTTTGATTGATGCTCTGGGTGGGGAGGCCGAACGTGTGGTGCAAGAGCCAGAAAATCACGATTTGCAAGATGACCCGCTTTATCCGGAAGCTGTTCAGTTCGTGCAATCTTCGCGTAGGGCGTCAATCTCCTATCTCCAGCGCCATTTCCGCATCGGGTATAACCGCGCAGCACATTTGATTGAGGCGATGGAAAGCAAAGGCGTGGTTTCTGCGCCGAAACATGATGGAACGCGGGAAGTGCTGATCGGGGAGGGCAGACAATGAACACTCCGATCATTATCGCCAATGTGCTGGTGCGCCAGGATGTTGAGGGGCGTTTCAGCTTAAATGACCTGCACCGCGCCGCCGGAGGAGAAGCGCGCCACCGTCCTGCCACATGGTTGCAGAACAAGCAGACACAGGAGCTGGCGGCAGAAATCGAAAAAGACGGAATTCCGTCTATTTTGACAAAACAAAGACTTGGAACATTCGTCCGCAAAGAGCTGGTTTACGCTTACGCCATGTGGATCAGCCCAACTTTCAATCTCAAAGTTATTCGCGCTTATGACTCGCTGGTGCAGCAACCACATATTCAACCGGTGGCGTTATCTGCTCAAGTACAGGCAGGCGTCTTGTTATTGGAGTCCGCAGCCAAAACACTGAATCTGTCGAACAGTTCAAAACTTGGAGCCTATCAAAAGCTGCAGGATCTTGCCGGGCTTCCCAACCTGTTGCCCACCTATGCTATCGACGCCCCGAGCGACGCCGCCGACGGCTCCAGCCGGGCAACGAAATCACTCACTGAGTTGTTGCATCAGAATGGGTTCACCATGACCGCGGCAATCGCCTATGTGCGACTTGAAGCCGCCGGGATTGTGGAACGCAAAACGCGGCTCAGCACAGGTAAGAAAACCAAATCATTTTGGTCGGTGACATCACAGGGACTGCGTTATGGCAAAAACATTACCAGCCCAGCAAATCCACGCGAGACACAGCCGCACTTTTTCGAATCTCGATCTGATGATCTGTTGGCGATCATTGCGGGGAGGAGCGCGGCATGACTGACTTTTCCCAAACCGAGTACGTGCAGGCTCTGAATGCTCAGAAAGCTGAAGATGCGCACTTACTGAAAGATGTAGGCGATCAATGGCGCACGCCTGAACCGCTTTTCTGGGGCATCAATGCCATGTTTGGCCCGCTTGTGCTTGACCTGTTCAGCGACGGGGAAAACTCGAAGTGTCCGGCATATTACACGGCGGAGGATAACGCGCTGGCACAAGACTGGTCAGCGCGTCTGGCTGAACTGAACGGCGCGGCGTTTGCTAACCCACCATACAGCACGGCGAAAATGCATGATGGTGAGTACATCACCGGTATGCGCCACGTCATGGCTCACACGGCTCAAATGCGGGAACGTGGAGGGCGCTATGTCTTTCTCATCAAATCAGCCACGTCTGAAGTCTGGTGGCCGGAGTATGCTGATCACGTTGCGTTCATTCGCGGGCGTATTGCGTTTGAGGTTCCCATCTGGTTTAAGCCGAAAGACGATAAGCAAATTCCCAGTAGCGCGGGCTTTGGCGCAGCTATCGCGGTTTTTGATAAAGAATGGCGTGGCCCTTCAGTTAGCTACATTCAGCGGGAAAAACTGCTGGCTACGGGTGACGCTTTCTTGGCACAGATCCGGCGTGAAGCGGGGCGGTTAGCTCCCCAGCAATCGATCATCATTCCAGAGACAGAGAATACCGTCTGGCCATCGGAAGTTAATTTCCTCTTCGAGCAGATCCCGGCAGCGATCACGCTGCCTGCTGGCTTGCAAAACAAACTCCGTAGTCATATCAACCGCCTGAAACTCGAAGGCGTGCCGGATTCGGCAATTATCACGACCGCAGAAACATTATCAGTAGCCATGGGAGCAGCAGCATGAAAAATAACAGGGAAATCGTCGTTGATAACTTTGCAGGTGGCGGCGGTGCATCAACTGGCATTGAGCTGGCGATTGGTCGCAGCGTTGATATCGCCATAAACCATGACCCCAACGCGATCGCCATGCATACAACAAATCATCCAGACACGCTGCATTACTGCGAATCGGTATTTGATGTTGACCCAATCGCAGCCACCGCTGGCCGCCCGGTTGGGCTGGCGTGGTTTTCTCCGGACTGTACCCACTTTTCAAAAGCCCGCGGCAGTGCGCCTGTGAAAAAAGAAATCCGTGGATTGGCTTGGATCGTTTTGCGGTGGGCGCTGGCCGTGCGCCCGCGTGTCATGATGCTTGAAAATGTGGCCGAATTTAAAACCTGGGGGCCCTTGCTTACGGACGCAGACGGCATACGGCGGCCAGATCCGTCGCGAGCCGGGGAAACATTCTCGGCATTCGTTGGCATGCTATCAGGTGGTATACCTGCAGATCACCCGGCACTAGCTGAGTGCTGTGAATTTCTCGGTGTCACTCTTGATAGCGAACCAGCTCAGCAGCTGGTGAATGGGCTGGGGTATGCTGTCGAGCATCGCGAATTACGAGCTGATAACTATGGGACACCGCAGCGTCGCACGCGTTTTTTCATGGTTATTCGTTGTGATGGGCAGCCTATCGTTTGGCCCACGCCTACTCACGGTGACCCAAAATCCAGTGAAGTTCAGCGCGGCCAGTTGAAACCCTGGCGGACGGCGGCTGACTGTGTTGACTGGTCGATCCCGGCGTCGTCCATCTTCGAACGCAAAAAGCCGCTGGCGGACAATACTCTGCGCCGTGTCGCAAAGGGATTATGGCGCCATGTCCTGACCAATGCCGATCCATTCATTGTCACGAACACGACAGGGCATCCAGGCGCAGGCATTGACGATCCGCTACCCACTGTCACGACTGGCGGTCATCACATGCTGGGTCAGGCGGTGCTGGCGCCGTTCACTGCTGGTGCTGGAGGTCCGAAATACTCCGGTAAACCTGTTGCCATTGACCGCCCCTTTGGCACGCTCACTGCGGATAATCATCGCGCGCTTGTGTCTCCCGTACTAACCCCGTTTATCACGGAGCACGCGAACGCGAGCAATCAGCGCAATATGCCAGTCAGCGAACCGATGCGGACGTTATGCGCCCAGGTTAAAGGCGGCCATTTTTCCGTTGTTGCGCCGACGATGATACCGCTCCGCGGCACGAGCGAGGCGCAACTTTTTGGACACAGTGTCGAGCGACCGCTATCAACAGTAACGGCCAGTGGCGCACACCATGCGATTGCGGCCGTACATTTGGCCCATCTGACGCATCACGGTGATCGTGCTGGCACATCGCCGGATGAACCTCTATCGCCGGTAACGGCAGCGCACCGGGGCGAACAGGCAATGATTACTGCCAGCCTGGTAGATATGGGGCATGGCGAATCTTGCAGCACGGGTGCCCGGCGCTGGAGCGCCGGTGTTCGATCACTGGAAACTCCGCTGAACACTGTCACCGCCAGCGCTTCGCCGAGTGCGCTGACAATGGCGTTGTTCGAGCAGGCGAACGGCGGATTTTATGATGGGGACGGCAATGCGGCAGACACACCAATATCTACGCTCACCGCCTCCTGCAGTAATCAGCGGCTGGTGACAGCCTACCTGATCAAGTATTACAGCTCTGGCGGGCAATGGCAGCGTGCTGATGAACCGTTGCACACCATTACAGCGAAGGACCGCGCGGGAGTTGTTGAGGTTATAAAAGTCCCTGCTGGTTCCCTTTCCCCTGAACTGCGTGAGAAAGCACGCCGCTGTGCGGATCTGCTCCATTCTCATCTTTCTGAGCATTTCGCTGAATCCGCCGAAATGGTTCTCATGGCCTATCGCGGCATCTGGTGGGTGCTGGTAGATATTACATTGCGTATGCTCCAGGCACCGGAATTGTATGCTGCGCAGGGGTTCCCTGATTGGTATGTGATTGATATGGACTACCGCGGTGTTCGGCACACGAAAACCGCTCAGGTTGCACGGTGTGGTAATGCGGTGCCGCCGCAGTTTGCCGAAGCGCTGGTGCGTGCAAATCTGCCAGAAATGTGCGCCGAGCGTGAAGAGGTGGCAGCGTGAATCTCACAAAAGGACAGCGAGAAGCCGTGCGCCTTAAGTTTGGTGGGCGATGTGCCTATTGTGGAGAACCGTTAACAAAACGCTTCCATGTTGATCATGTTGAGCCAGTGTTGAGGAATATCAGCAAAAACTATGCAATGGAAAGGCCTGAAAACAATACCTTAGAGAACCTTTATCCAGCCTGTATCCCATGCAATTTGTATAAGTCGAGTTGCTCCGTTGAGTTGTTCAGAGAGCGAATTGCTACGCAAGTTGATGTTACTCGTAGGGCGTCCCGTAGCTATAGAACCGCTGAGGCGTTTGGACTCGTTAAGCCGACGGGTAACTCTGTTGTGTTCTGGTTCGAGAAATATAACGCTGGGGAGGTGTCCGCATGACAACAGCTACCCGCACCAAATCACCGAAGAAGCACAAAACCGAAGCACTGGGCGTTCTGCTACCTGGCGGTGGTATCAAATACTGTACTGAGCATGATCGAGACGTAATGAAAGGGGTGCCAATCGGCACCCCGATCTCTCTAACGCCGCTCGGTGACCGGCGCAACATCAAACATCACCGCAAATTCTGGGCGCTGCTGGATCTGGGTTTTTCGTATTGGGAGCCTGCGTGGTCGTTTGTCAGCGATCGGGAGAAATGGATAGCTCATGAGGTGTCCAAAGAAGTCGCTCAGGAGGCAGGTGATCCTTCTTTGTATGACAACGTTACGAGGATTATTGCTGAAAGAGTTCTGGAGCGGCTAACGGTGCAACTTAAGCGCCGTTTTGATCCAGAGGCAGTTAAAACCAAAGATGCCTACCTGAACCACGTCATGGTAAAGGCTGGATTTTACGACCTGGCACCGAATCCCGACGGCGGCACGCTGAAACAGCGCTGGAGCATCGCGTTTGTGAATATGGGGCAGGAGAAATTCGACAAGGTATATCGAGGTGTATTTGGTGTGATCTGGAATGAGACGTTGAACCAGTATTTTGCTGATGAAGCAGAAATGGAAAACGCCGTTAACCAGTTGATGAATTTTTGAGGACTGACCAATGACCGATAATGTGGATTTTCCAGACAATAGTGACAACGTTCTACAGTTTACCAAGCGATTTGATGATAATGCTGACATCAAGGAGATGCGAAATTTTGTTGAGGCACCAAAGCCAGAAGGGCGGACATGTCGCCATGAGCGGGTTGTGGTTTCTGAACATGAGCGCTCGGTGAAATGTCGCTTGTGTGGTGCAGCGTTGGAACCGTTTGATCACCTGCTGGCTTTGGCGAAGAAAGAAACCCGTATCGAGTGGGAGCTAACCGGGTTACGCCATGAAATAAAGTCGCACAGAGAGGGATTAGAAAAGCTGAAGCGCGAAGAGGCGAATTGCAAGGCCAGGATCAGGACTGCATCGGCCCGGCTCGATGAGATAAACGGCAAGATCCATGCAGCGAATCAGGAGCTTCAGTTCGTCCTGGGGCGGGTGAGGGATATCGACGCTATGAGGAGGAAGGCCGATGCTTAAAAAGTCCCCGGCGTACCGATCGAAAAACCTCTGCGACTCCGCACGCGGCCGGGCCTGTACGCTGCAGATTCCGGGCATTTGTAACTGTAACCGCGAAACGACAGTCTTGTGCCACCTGCCCAGTTCGACACATGGTATGGCCTATAAGTCGGATGACTTTTTTGCAGTATTTGGCTGCTCATCTTGTCATGATGTGATTGATGGGCGTGTGCCATATGACTGGCGCCCGGGTGAGAAAGAGGAAACGTATCTGGCCGCGCTGCATGCTACGTGGTGCATCTGGTTTGATGAAAACCTGCTGGCGGCAAAAGGAGGCCGGTTTGCGTAATTCAATTGACGCTCTGGCAGTGGTTGGCAGCCGGGCGAAACTTGATACATATGGTGATGGCGTGCGCAAGGTTTGTCGCCAGCCCGAACTGGAGGAGCAGGCGGCACTGATCAAGTGGGCGAAACTGGCTACCATCAATGGCATTCGTCCTGGTAGCTACCTGATCCACATTCCTAATGAGGGAAAGCGTGGGCCAAAAGCAGCGAGGGATGCTAAAAGACTGGGGATGAGGCCGGGTGTCCACGATTTATTTCTGGCATTGCCACGTGGTGGGTATGCTGGCTTATGGATCGAGATGAAGGCGGCAGGTGGTCGGCCGACGCCGGGACAATTGGAATGGCAAGAGTTAATGCGCGCGGCTGGTTACCGAGCTGAAATTTGTTATGGGTTTGATTCTGCTCGCAATGAGATAGAACTCTACTTGCAAAATTAGGGATTACCAGCAAAACATTCCGTATTTTGCAACACTCGCATGTGACATATAGAATCAGCCTGTGACAAATAATTGCAGGACTGACCATGACCATAGCAATAGAGCAACTTATCAAAATGCACGATCCGCGCTGCATGAGTATTGAATCACTCAACGTCGGGCGTGGACGTGGCTCCCTATCCAAAGATCAAATCTTGGGGGCGCTTGCGACCGCACAACGCCATAACTCAATAGGCTATGATGTGCTGATGGCGAAATACCGGCACGATGACCAAGCAGAGCAGCGGATCCGTACCGCAATTACAGATTGGGTGAATATTCGTTCCGATTTAGAGCATGCAAATAGTGCCTGCCAGTTGGCGCTTAATATGATGCTGGAGCGTAATTTGCCAGCCCAGATAAATCACATCAGTAAATTGTTATGCAAGTACGGACCAAGATTTTCGCAAGTGCGCAAGAATATTGATTTGCTGCGTGCTGAAATTAAGCGTCTGGAAAAGGCTCGTAGCCAGGTGAAAACCGCAGATAAGGAATATCATCTGATCGGTCAGCAAATTGTCGCACTGTCAGCAAGAGTTGATGCGGAACGTCAAGGACTGAGGGCATGGGCAACCCAGCAGGCAATCCGCAGCAATGTTTGCCCCCGGTGCAGCGGTACTGGCCGGACGCATAGACCGGTCATTGCATTCTGTAATGAGTGCGGCGGGAGTGGGCGTATTACGGCAACTTATGAGCACTTGCGGGCGTCGCTGAACATAGGGGCTGTGATAACAACTGGAGAATGGCCGCAGTATCTGGGGCTGGCTAAGCGGTTTTTACGTTGGCTATATGTTGAAGAATCAGAAGCTGTCTATATTCTGAATAAGCAAATACACGACGAGGTAGAGGCCTAATATGGGCATTTATGGTGAAACGGCGGTGGCAGTAGTATCAGCATACGATAGCAGTAATAAGCCCGACCCAAGAGAGTGTTGGGAATATTCAATTATCCAGATCACTAGTAGCAGGGAAAGTCAAAAAAAAGGGTGTCCAAAATCTGCATTTCTTGGCTTGTGCCAGGATGGGTATGTTAAGGGGATTCCGAGGGGGGATTATCTATCACCGGACAGCCCAAATAAAAAATATGCCGTGGCCGCGGCATATTTGGTGCTGAAAGAGCCTGACAGAAAATATTCCAAGGCTGAATTGTGGCGAAATGCCACGAAAGATTACCCTGGTGCTGCGGAAAACCAGAATGGACAGATGGATGTTGTTCTGGCATTGAAAGAAGATGGTTTACTACAGCACCCTGATTGACCTTATATCCCATACGCGCTAAATTCGCGAAAGATACCGGAGTATGCCTAAAAGCTGCTCCGGTTTTTTATTGGTCAGTCCTCAAGCCGCATGGTTCGCCCAGCGGCTTTTTTATTTCATACACACGCCGACCTTCGGGGGAGGTGGAGATCGTGAAGATGCCATACAAACAGGATTTGCTGGCTGCATTGTTGGCAGCAAAAGAACAGGGGGCGGGCGCGGTTCTTGCGTTCGCTATGGCCTACCTTCGGGGGCGATATAACGGTGGCAAGATCATCCGGACGCTTATTGATGCACTGATGTGCGCAATGATCGCTTGGTTCATCCGCGACCTGCTTGACTTCGTAGGCTTGAGCAAAGATCTGGCGTATATCGCCAGCGTGTTTATCGGCTACGTTGGAACGGATTCAATCGGTGCCCTCATTAAGAAGATCATCAGCAAACGCGCAGGAGTTGAGGATGCAAATCAGCAATAATCCTAACCTGATTGCGTTTCTGGACATGCTGGCCTTTTCCGAAGGCACCGCCAACCATCCGCTGACCCACAATCGCGGTTATGACGTCATTGTCACCGGAATTGATGGCAAACCGGAGATTTTCACCGACTACCGGGATCATCCATTCGCCAATGGCCGTCCGGGAAAAATCTTCAACAAGCAGGGGCAGCGCTCCACGGCTGCCGGACGCTATCAACAGCTCTACCGCTACTGGCCGACGTATAAAAAGCAATTGGGGCTACCGGACTTCAGCCCTGCATCACAAGACACACTTGCGATTCAGTTGATTCGCGAGCGCCGGGCGCTGGATGACGTGATCGCAGGCCGCATTGAGCGTGCCATTGCTGCGTGCAACAACATTTGGGCTTCGTTGCCGGGTGCTGGTTACGGCCAGCGCGAACATAAGGTTGAGAGACTGATTGCCGCTTATCAGCAGGCCGGTGGGGTATTTGCACGAATTTGATTGATATTTAATCAGCTATGGCCGCGCTACGTGAAATCTGCACTGCTCGCCTTCACCAATCTCCTCTGATTTCAACAGGACAATCATGTTAACCACGAAAATGAAAGCGTTGCTGTTATGCGGCGGGTTGGCTGCTGCATTCGGCGCAGGATGGTATGTGCAGGGGTTACGCTGGTATGCGGATATTTCGGCCCGGGAAACGGCGGCGGCACAGGAGGCAAGCACAGAGCAGCAGGCAGTCATCGCAACACAGGCGCTGACGTTTCATCGCTTCAACGAAATCGCCAGACAAGCCAACCAGTACGCTATCAACATTAAGGCAAAATCAGATGAAAAACAGATTGTTTACCGCACCATCGTCAGGCGTGATCCGGCTAGCCGCCAGTGCGTGCCTGATGATGTGGCTAACAGGTTGCTCGACTACGCGAACAGTTTACGTGCCAGCGCAATGCACACCACTGCCAGCGGAGTTGACCCAACCGGTACTGGTGCCGCTGCCTCCGTCTGCCGATTGACGTATGGGCAGGTGGTTTACTGGGTTGATCCGTTGCTGACTGCGCTTGATCAAGCGAATGGGCAGTTGGCAGGAGTGCGTGAGGCTGAAGAACGAAGGCGAACCGAGTAAAGGTTTCCAAGGGAAACCCTGTGCGGGCTATAATCCAAGCAGTTACTTAATAAACTGTGTGCGGGGGATGTTATGCCTTGGATATCTGTAGACGAAAGGAAGCCTGAAACAACGAATCAATTTGAGCTTTTCCTTATCGTTAGTGATAAAGGGATAGGTGTTGCTCATTATGATGCATTCGGTGGGTTTGGCAGTGTCGTAGTGAGTGGAAATGTGCACTACTCTCATCATGTGATAACTCACTGGGCTCCCTTACCGAAGCCACCATCCCAACAATAGTTAATCTCGCATTTATATCCTCAGCCCTGGCATCCGCCGGGGCTTTTTATTCCCCAAATAAAGGTAATTCCATGAATCAGATTGCAGATCTGCCGCAGTACAAGTGCCACAAGACTGTGGGAGCGTTGAAAATCAAAGTGCTGCATCACCACCCGGACGGCGCGGCCGTTATTGAGCCGGTGGAGCCGGGTCGCTGTTCATTTATGATGCCAGCGGATTGGGTTGCGAAGCACAAGCCGAAAGCTGGCGGCTACTTCGTCACATATGAGGACGGCTACGAAAGCTATTCGCCCGCGGCAGCGTTTGAGGCTGGTTACACTCGCCTGCCTGATTTGGAGGTCAATGAAGAAGGCCACATGACCTTCTCCCATGCGCTCGAAGCGCTAAAAATGGGTAAGACGGTCTGTCGGGCTGGCTGGAACGGCAAGGGTCAGTATGTGGTGATGGTTAAGCCGGGTTTTTATGATGTTGGTTGCTCTATCGTCGGGGCCTTCAGTACCAAGGCGGCAACCTTGCAACCATTCCTGGCGCTGAAAAACGCACAGGGTCTGTTTCAGCCTGGATGGGTGCCGAGTATGGGCGACCTGATGGCTACTGACTGGAAGGTTTGCAACGAGGTGACAGGAGCAGACGAACTGCAATCGGAGCTTGGCGAATAAGGCATTACAGAGCCACTTCCCAGAGGTGGCTCGATAATGCTCATTCAGTAGGACGTTATGGCAAAGCACGATTGGAAAGCATTGCAAGCTGCCTTTCTGGCTGACAATGCAGAAACTGGCATCACAGCCCAACAGTGGTGTGAAGAGTATGGGCTGAACTATCAGTCTGCTCGTCGGTACATCAAGCTCCGTTCTGCGCAATCTGCGCAAAAAGAAGTGCGCAAAACTGCGCAGAGTGCGCAAGTAAAGAGAAGTGCGCAAAAGTGCGCAAAAGGCGATACAGCAAAGCAGAAAGAGAATGATGTAGCGGCGGGCGCGCACGACGCCGACACCGACGCTCAGCAACCAGAAACGGAGCCGCAACGGGATGCTAGCGGGCGCTTTGCTGAAGGGAACAAGCTGGGCGGGAATTATGGCGTTCCGGCTAATGCGTTCCAGCCCGGTAACCAAATCCCGCGTAAGCACTCTGCGTATTCCCGGTATCTCGATGCTGATGAACTTTTCGACGCCGCCAGCGAATCCGATCTGCATGATGAACTGATCTTCACCCGCGCCCGTGCGCTCTCTGTCACCCGGACGCTGAACAAAATCATGGAGGATTTGCAGAACGCCGAATCGGTTGAAGCGCGAATCGAGCTGTACGACAAATTCATCAAGGCAGAGGCGGGGCTTGATCGGAATATTGCTCGTATCGAATCGATTGAGAACAGCCTGAGCAAATTAAGCCTGGACGCGGTTAACCGCCCGCGCCTGACAGCAGACACTTATCGCATCAAGGCGGCGACCGCCAAGTTGAAAGCTGAGACACAAAAACTCACTGCTGAAAATCAGGGCGTGGAAACGCCGTTATCCAGTGTTGTTGATGAACTTCACGAAGAAACGAAGGATGGGATGTTGTGAGTATTGCGCAGGATATGACGGAAGAAGAACAGATTGCGTTTATCAAGTCGCGTCTCAGCGATCCTTGGTGGCGCTTGAACAATCTGTACAAGATTGAAAACGAATACGGGGAACTGGTGACATTCCGCATGCGTCCTGCGCAATACGCGCTGTTTAAAGCGATGCACAACAAAAACATCATATTGAAAGCGCGCCAATTAGGTTTCTCCACGGCGATCGATATCTACCTGCTGGATCAGGCCTTGTTTAGCAAGAATCTGAAGTGCGGCATTGTTGCTCAAGATAAACAGGCATCGGGTGAAATCTTCCGTACCAAAATATCTGTCCCGTTCGATAACCTGCCCAAATGGTTACGCGGCTGTTTTCGTGTGACTGAACGCCGCAGCGGTGCCAACGGGGGCTATATGCTGTTTGCCCACGGCTCCAGTATTCAAGTAGCCACTTCTTTTCGATCGGGTTCTGTCCAGCGTCTACATATCTCCGAGCACGGCAAGATATGCGCCAAGTATCCAGCGAAAGCACAAGAACTGCGCACCGGCACGCTCAATGCCATTGCGGATAAATGCATTGTGTTTATTGAGTCAACTGCCGAGGGCGTGGGTGGGGACTTCCACACCATGAGCTCGCGAGCCATGGAAATGAAGCAAGCGAACCTCGATCTTTCATTGCAGGATTATAAATTCCATTTCTACGCCTGGTGGCAAGACCCGAAATACTCTGCGTCAGTACCAAAAGGTGGCCTTCGCCTGAGTAAATATCACCATGAATACTTTGCTGCAGTAGAAGCAGCAGCGCGCGTCACGCTGAGTGATGAGCAGAAGCAGTGGTATATCCGTAAGGAGATAGAACAAGGCGAGGAAATGAAGCAGGAGTTTCCTTCAACTCCACAGGAGGCGTTTCTGACGTCTGGTCGGCGCGTATTTTCTGCAATCAGCGTTATGCACGCGGAAGCGGTATGTTGCCCGCCGAGGATTGTTTACGACATCGATCCGGTTACCGGTAAGCGCGAGAAAGTGCAGGCACTGCGCGGCGGCGATAAAGAGGAACTTCAGCGCACGTTAATGAATCACCTGCTTGTGTGGGAACTACCGGATCCGGATGAAGATTACGCCATCGGTGGCGACGTGGCGGAAGGTCTGGAAAACGGTGACCGATCTTCGTTTGATGTCGTGAAGAAATCCAACGGGGAGCAGGTGGCGCACTGGTTCGGTCATCTGGATGCAGAATTGTTTGCACAACTGCTGGCACACGTCGGCCGGTGGTACAACACCGCCTACATCGGGCCAGAGCGAAATAACCACGGCCACGCAGTATTGCAGAAGCTGCGTGATATTTATCCCGTTCGCGCTATTTACGCCGAGCAACACATCGACCGCGACAACGACGACGAGACGCCGAAACTGGGCTGGTTGACGACCAAGCAGAGCAAGCCGATTGTCACCGAAGGGCTGAAAACGTTACTGCGTGAAAAGGCCAGCGGTATTCGCTGGATCGGCACCATCAACGAATTGAACACTTACGTCTATGACGCCAAAGGCAGCATGGGCGCACAAACCGGTTGTTTCGATGACCAGGTGATGAGCTACGCCATTGCTCAAGAGATGCGCGCCCGCATGCCAGCAAGACCGAGACTGAAACCTATCGACCGCTCTAAACCCACTCACTGGATGTCACATTGATGAATACAGCCGCTATTGAAGCTGTGGCCGAGTCTCAGCCGCAGGATAACCGCGATCGTTTTACTCAGCGCCAACTGCTGGATATCTCATCGGACATTGACGCACAGCCCGATTGGCGCACCACGGCGAATAAAGCCTGTTCGTATTATGACGGTGATCAACTGGCGCCGGAGCTGGTGGCGAAACTGCGTGAACGCGGGCAACCGCTGACCATGCATAACCTGATTGCACCGACCATTGATGGCGTGTTGGGGATGGAAGCCAAGACGCGCACCGATCTGATGGTGATTGCTGACGACCCGGACGAAGAAATGGAGCAACTGGCCGATGCGGTCAACGCCGAGTTCTCTGATGTGTGCCGCCTGGCGAACATGAATAAGGCGCGCTCTGATGCCTATGCCGAGCAGATCAAGGCCGGGTTGGGCTGGGTGGAGGTGCGGCGGAATGGTGATCTGTTTGGTTCCCGCTACAAAGTCGGGACGGTTCACCGCAATGAAGTGTTTTGGGACTGGCATAGCCGCGAGTCCGATTTGAGTGATTGCCGCTGGCTAATGCGCAAGCGCTGGTTGGATGTGGATGAGGTTAAAGCGACCTTCCCAGGTATGTCTGACATCATCGACTATTCGATCAACGAGTGGCGGGGATTTGTGGATACCGACATTGCCGAGGGGCAAGAATCGGCGCTAATTAGCGCGTATGAGGAATATCAGCAGTGGAGCCGCAAGGATACCGAGTGGGTGTCCTCCAACCGTAAGCGTGTCTTGCTCCAGGTGATTTACTACCGCACGTACCAGCAATTGCCGGTGTTGGAATTGCCGAATGGTCGAATGGTGCAGTATGACAAAAACAACCTCATGCACGCAGTGGCGGTGGCATCCGAGCGCGTGTCAGTGGTGATGTCGCGTGTGAGCCGGATCCGTGAAGCATGGTTTGTTGGGCCACATTTTATTGGGGATCGCCCATGCACAGCACCGCAAGGCATGTTTCCGCTGGTGCCATTTTGGGGATACCGCAAGGATAAGAACGGTGCCCCTTATGGGCTGGCCTGCCGGGCCATACCGGCACAGGATGAGGTCAATTTTCGGCGCATCAAACTAACCTGGTTGCTTCAGGCCAAGCGCATCATCAAAGATGCCGATGCGGTCAACATGACAGACCGGCAACTGCTCGAAGAGGCCGAACGCCCGGATGGCGTAATCACGCTGAACCCAGAGCGTAAAAACAAAACGACAGCCGCTGATGCCGTCAATATTCAGCAAGATTTTCAGGTGGCGCAGCAGCAGTTTCAGGTGATGCAGGAGAGCATGCGACTGATTCAGGACGGCATGGGGGTGTATTCGGCATTTCTGGGTCAGGATTCCAGCGCGTCATCAGGGGTAGCGATCAGCAATCTGGTAGAGCAGGGAGCCACGACGCTGGCGGAAATCAACGATAACTATCAGTTTGCCTGTCAGCAGGTGGGGCAATTGCTGCTGTCATATTTACTGGAAGATTTGACACGCCGCCGCAATTACACGGTTGTGGTGAACCGCGACGACCCGCGCCGACGGAAATCGGTCACCATCAATCAGGAGTCAGAGAGCGGTATGACCAATGATGTGTCACGTCTGCGTGCGCACATTGCATTGGCTCCGATTCAGCAGACACCGGCCTACAAATCGCAACTGGCGGAACGCATGTCGCAAGTGATCACTGGGCTGCCACCACAGGTACAGGCGACAGTGCTGGATATGTGGGTGGAACTGCTTGACGTGCCGCGCAAAGCTGAATTCATCGAGCGGATCCGCAGCGCACTGGGTACGCCGAAATCACCAGATGAAATGACCCCAGAAGAACAGCAAGCGGCGGCGCAGCAGCAACAGGTGCAGGCCCAGCAGCAGGAACTGGCGATGAGGGAAATTGCCGGGAAAGTGGCTAAGTTGGAGGCCGAAGCGCAGCGCATTGCCGCCGCCGCACAACGCGAGCAGGTGTTAGCGAATAGCCAGCGTTTCGATGATGCCAAGACTCAGGCGGAAACCGGTCGTATCCTTCAGGATATGGAGAACACGACGCAGGAGATGGATGCCTTGCGTGGGCAGATGATGCAAACGATTCAGGCACAGATTGACGCGATTGCCGTCTAGATATTGTGTTGTGGGCGAATACGCGCTAAATTCGCGAAAGATACCGGAGTATGCCTAAAAGCTGCTCCGGTTTTTTTATACCACAAAATCAGCGCCCGCCATTCGGTGGGCGTTTTTGTTTGTGCTGATAAGCGTTCTGTAACCAAAGCGCTTATTCGCACAGGCAGCGATACGCCTCAATCCCTCGGATCTATCCGACAAATAGACATGCAGGAGTCATAAAAGTGGAACTCGATTTAACAGGTAATGAAACCCCGGAAGAATTGGAAGCGCTGCTGGAAAAAATCGGCGATGTAACTATCGATGATAACACCGCATTGTTGGGAAGCTCGTCGGCAGCAGTAACTGATACTACGGGGGCGCAAGCGGTAACAACTCAGACGGCGGTAGGTCAGCAAAATACGGGCGATAACAGTAGTGACACGCCGACGCCGGGCGTGAAAGCAGAACAACAAAACGCTGAACAAGCGCAGGCCACGCAACCGACCACGGGCATTCTCAGCCGCGACGGCAAACACGTTATTCCGTATGACGTGCTTGAAGCCGAACGCGCCGAGAAGCGCCGTTTATCGGATGCCAACCAGCGCACCGCTGCTGAACTGGCAGAAGCCAAGCGCCAGCTTGAGGTGTTCACGCGCCAGATTAACGCCGCCGGTTTGCAGCCCGCGCAATTACCTGAGAAATCACAGATCACTCATGAGCAGCTCGACGCCTTACGCGAGAGCTTCCCTGATGTCGCCAACGTCATCGATGTGCTGGCGCAGAAAGTAGAGCATTTGCAGTCAGTACAACCAGCACCGGCAGCGGCGCATTCTGCCGAAAGTAATCCTGTGTCGGTGGCGCTGGACGCTACGCCAGATTTGAAGGCCTGGCAGAGCGGCGACCCGGATCGCTTCACGTTAGCAATCCACATCGATGAAACGCTAAAACAAGACCCTGCATGGAAAGACAAGTCATTAACTGAACGCTTTGGCGAAGTAGTGAAGCGTACTCGTGCTGCATACGGCGAAACTGTTGAGAGTGCACCTCCGCAGCCTGCGCCCGTAGGGCAGCCAGCACAACCGACGACCGCTGAGCTTCAGCAGAAAGCCGCAGACGTGCTTGCAAAGGCGACTGCCGCCGCACAGCTTCCGGCCTCACCGTCAGATGTCGGCCAGACTGCAACGCAATCGGCTTCTTTACTGGAGCAAGCTGCTAACGCCAGCCCGGAACAACTGCACGCCATGTTTTCCGGTATGACGGATGCGCAGATCGATGCGTTACTGGAACAAGCCATCTGACGAATACCGTAATCCTGTAACCCGCCATCGTGCGGGTTTTTCATTTTTAGGGAATCAACATGACAACGATCACTTCCTCCCAGTCGAATAAGTTGATGCAAGTGGCGCTGTTTACCGCAGCTAACCGCAATCGCTCGTTCGTCAATATCATGACCGAACAACAGGAGGCACCCAAGGCGGTCACGCCCGATAAAAAAGGTGTTAAGCAAACCAGTTACACAGCTCCGGTGGTGCGCATTACCGATCTGCAAAAGCAGAAGGGCGATGAAGTGGATATGCAGATCGTCCACAAGCTCAGCAAGCGCCCGACGATGGGCGATGAGAAACTGGCTGGACGTGGTGAAAATCTGGCGTTTGCTGACTTCTCACTCAAAATCAATCAAGGCCGTCACCTCGTAGATGCGGGCGGCAAGATGAGCGAGCAGCGCTTTAAGCACAACTTGAACAAAACGGCGCGCACGCTGCTGGGCACCTACTTCAATGACCTGCAGGACCAGTGCGCAACAGTACACCTGGCCGGTGCTCGCGGCGATTTTATTGCCGATGACACCATCCTGCCGCTGGCGGGGCACGGTGAGTTCAGCAAAATCATGATTAATGATGTGCTGCCGCCAACCTATGACCGCCACTTCTTCGCCGGTGACGCCACCAGTTTTGAAGGGCTGGATGCTGCCGACCTGTTCACTCTGGGTGTAGTCGATAACCTGTCACTGTTTATCGATGAAATGGCACACCCGATTCAGCCCGTCAAGATGTCGAAAGACGAAATGGCGAACGAAGACCCGTACTATGTGCTGAACGTGACGCCGCGGCAATGGAATGACTGGTACACATCAACATCTGGCAAGGACTGGCAGGCCATGCTGTCGCGTGCAGTCCAGCGATCCAAAGGCTTCGATCATCCGCTTTTCAAAGGCGAGTGCGCCATGTGGCGCAACATCCTGGTACGTAAGTACACCGGGATGCCGATCCGCTTCAATACCGGTTCTCAGGTTGCGGTATCCAACAATGACCTGGCGGCAACTGTTGCGCTGAAAGAAGCAAAAACCACGATCGACCGTGCGCTACTGCTGGGCGGTCAGGCGCTGGCGAATGCATATGGTTCAGGCGAGGACGGCGGCCACTTCGGTTACAACGAAGAGAAGGTGGACCACGGCAACGGCACTGAAGTGTCTATTCGTTGGATTAATGGCCTCAAGAAAATCCGCTTCCAGCAGAAAGACGGTCGCATCAACGACCACGGCGTTATCGTTGTTGACTCAGCAATTTCTACCACTCGCTAATTCCATCCAATAAGCAGGTTTCGGCCTGCTTATTTTTTTCTGGAGAAAACCACTATGGCAACAATTCAGGCGCCGTCCATGCGCGATGCCGTTTATCAGGGGCCGCAAGGCAATTTGTCGATTGCTGAGGGGCAGATCACGCTAAAAGCTGCTGCAGTCAATGATGTTGTTGAACTGCTCGATATGCCGATTGGTATGCGCATTTACGGTGTTGATGTTATCAGCGATGCGCTGGGCGCAAACGTGACGGTAGAAATCAAAAGTGGTGACAAAGTGCTGGTTGCCGCAGCAGCACATTCGGCAGCGGTAGCAAAATCGGTGCCTGTTGCACCGTCACCGTATGCCACCATCGTTGACGGGGAGAAAATTACCGCAACCATCGCTGGTGCTGCCGCTACCGGCAATTTGACTGTCCTCGTCAAGTACACCGCCGTTGGCTACTAAGCCCCGATCACCCCATAACCAAACCCGCCAGCACGGCGGGTTTTCTATTAAGGAATTGATTTTATGGCAGATACTATTTCGATTGTGTACATCGGCAGCAAAGACAAGAAGCGCGACACCATAACAAATAGTCGGCTGGTCTTTCCGCGTCTGGTTCCGGTTGATGTTGAAAGCGCAATTGCTCACCAGTTGTTGGCGTTTCCGACTGTATGGGTGCGTGAGTCGGCAGTCGGCGCGACGCTTAAACAGTATGAAGATGATGAGGCGCTAAAGGTAAAACAGGCGGCTGAAGAATTGGCGCGGTTACAGGCTGAGGCCGAGGCCAATAGCTGGGTTGTCACAATCGGCAGTGATGATATCGATCTGGCCAAGCTCACATCGGCTCAGTTAGCCACGCTGGTGGAAGCGGAAGATCTGGATTTGAAACAGGGCGCTCAGGAAAAAGCTGATGAATTCCGTGCCCGCGTCCGTGACGCCATTAAAGCGAAGGCTGCAGAGTAATGGCTGCGTTGGACGTTTTTCTTCCGGCTGTCCGCAAACACATCACCGGCCCGCTGGACATCATGATGCGGCAATCGGTACGCGAGGCGGCGATCACCTTTTGCCGGGAATCACTGTTCTGTCGTGATACTGTGCTGCTGACGGATGTACAGCCAGGTGTTAAGCATGTGCTGAGTGAAAGTCCGCTGGTGAAGTGCGTCAAACGCTTGCGCGTGACCAATCTCAGCGATCCTGAAAATCCTGTGGAGTTGGATGCTGGCACTGATTTTACGGTGATTTCAGCCAATCATCTGGCATTCAACCGCGCATATAACAGTATTTCTGTGCTATTTGCGGTAGAGCCCCGGCGCGATGCTGATGAAGTGCCAGACGCACTGGCTGATGACTATACTGATGCGATTGCAGCTGGCGCTCTGGAAGATTTGTACCTTATGCCGGGCAAGCCTTGGAGCGATCCCCAGCAGGCTGCTTATTTCCGCGCTACCTTCACCGATGGTTATCGCCGAGCCTACCGCGATGCTCTGGATAATTCCCCTGTTACCGGGTTTCAAAACCCGGTACGCCGACACGAATTCTACTGATGATCACAATCAATGACGTTATTGGCCGGGCTAATGCCCAACTGGTTGATGCGCACTGGCTGCGCTGGTCGAAATCTGAGCTGTTGGACTACTTCAATGATGCGATAAACGCCATCATCATTATCCGTCCCGATGCTGGCGCATCGATAGAGACGTTCGCCTGTGAGCCTGGGACGCGGCAGCAACTGCCCGATGGCGCGCTTCGCTTGCTTGAGGTTATTCGTGTTATTGACGGCCGGGCTATCCAGCCTATCGCGCGTGAATCCCTCGATTATCAATTCCCTGACTGGCATACAATGACCGGCCCAGTTGAGCGTTACTGTTATGACGAACAGGTGCCGAAGGTTTTTTACCTTTTCCCCGGCGCGGAGTCGGGTATCTCTCTGGAGATCTGCGTCTCAAGGTTACCCGCTGCGGCCACCATTATTGATGGCCTGAAGCGAGCATTTCCCCTCGATGAGCTCTATATCAACCCGGTACTGGAGTGGATCTTGTTTCGGGCGTATGGGAAAGACAGTGAAAACGGCAACTACGCAATGCTGTCGTCACAACACTATCAAACGTTTGTTGACCTGCTGGGCGTGAAGTCGCAGACCGATCAAGCGGCTGGGCAGAAAAAACAGGCGCAATCTAGCGGAGGTGCACAATGAGCGTACTGATCAGCGGCGTACTGATTGGCCCCTCCAGTACTGCAATCTCTGGTGCCGAGATCACGTTTACAGCGTTGACGAATGGCAATTCTGTATTGAATGGTTTCTCTGTATCGGCGACGACCAATGAACACGGTGAATACGCCATTCCACTTGAGCTGTGTGATTACTCCATTTCAATACAGCACGATGGCAATAACGCCATTTACGGCTCGGTGTCTATCAACAAGGATACCACGCCGACGACGACCATTAACGATCTGCTGGAAAAGGCGAGACAAGAGCAGACCGTTACGCCTCAAATCATCGTCTATTTCCGCGAGATACAGGCAGACGTTACACAAAAATTGGGAACCATGCAGTCATTGAATGCTGAGGCGAAATCAGTAGCGGATAGCGCGACCACTTCTAATGAGCATGCACAGGAACAGGCTCAGAAAGCGCAGCAGGCATCAGAGCTATCACAGCAGGCAAGTACATCAGCACAGACATCAGCCAATGCAGCATCAGCCTCTAAAGCAGCAGCAGAGACGGCTGCAACCAATGCGCTCAATTCAGCAAATGCAGCAGGTACTGCCAAAGGGAGTGCTGAGTCTGCGGCCAGCCAGGCGGAGCAATCAAAGCTGGCTGCTGTCAGTGCTGCTGATTCTGCACAAAGCGCCAAGACCACAGCCGGAACATCAGCAACACAAGCAGCTAACTCGGCGAATAACGCGAATGCATCAGCCACGTCTGCATCATCCTCATCACAAGCTGCATCCGCTGCAGCAAGTATTGCATCAAGTGCAGCGTCATCCGCTTCAAGTAGTGCATCTGCTGCTCAGCAGTCAGCAGCGCAGGCTAAGGTGTGGGCGGAAACGGTTGATACGTCAAATTTTGCTCGAAAAGGGGCAAACAGTGACATTACATCACTGACCGGGCTGACGACTGCATTATCCGTCGCTCAGGGCGGCACTGGTGCCACAACTGCAGCGGCAGCGAGATCGGCCCTCGGACTGGGTACTGCTGCGACAATGAATACCGGTGCGGCACCGGGAACCGTTGCTGCTGGCAATGATGCCAGGCTCAGTACAATTGACGGTAAAAGCGGCGGCACAATATCAGGGAAAATACTATCAAACACAACTGATTGGGCAATAGAAAAACCGTCAAGCACCATGACCGCAGCAAACGGCGAGTCATATAACGGAGTCTGGATTGCTCATGGACACCCCCATATCGATGCTGTTGTGTACGGACAGTATTTTACAGATACGGGCGGTACAACTGGGTACAGGTTGGTACATAATCGCTCAGATACTGGGGCGAAAGTTTGGTTTTTTCGTCACGATGGCTCTGCGGTTGGCCTGAACTGGATATCTACGTCGGACGGCAGATTAAAAGATAACAAAACTGATATAACAGATGCGCTCTATAAAATCGCGTCCCTAACTGGGATGTCATACGATATTCAAGGCAGCCGACGCGCTGGGCTGATAGCTCAGGATGTCGAGAAAGTGCTACCGGAAGCAGTCGTTAATACCGGGTCTGCTATGACTAGTGACGGCGCGACTATAGAAAACTCCTTAGCGTTGGACTATAACGCGGTGACCGCTCTGTTAGTCAATGCAGTCAAAGAACAGCAACAGACGATAGATGCACTTCTTACGAGAGTTTCTGCGCTTGAGTCCCGGCAAAGCTAATCACTATTGCTTGAGCCGATATTGCGCGCTAAATTCCCCAAAGATACCAAGCCTCGCCTAAAGCGGGGCTTTTTTGTTTCTCCCTCCCAAGGCTTAGCATGGCAACAATTGATATCACAGCGATGCGTGGTGAAATGCCGCGCGTTGTCGAACACTTATTACCTGATGCCAACGCGACACTGGCGCAAGGCTGCCATTTCAGGCACGGTGTTATCACCCCCATGCTGGATGATGTTGATCAAAAGAAGAGTTTCAACATCAATCCAAAAACGATTTTTCATTACCGTGACAATTTTTGGTTTGCCTGGAATAAGGCTGTTGATGTGATACGCAGCCCGGTGGCGAATGATGACTATGGGCGTGTGTATTATACCGACGGCGAATTTCCGAAGGTCACATCAGCGCAGATAGCAACAAGCGGCAATGGCAATTATCCGGCAGCATTTTTCCGTCTTGGCGTTCCGGTTCCAGCCAACCCAATAACGATCGGTACTATTACACCACCTGCAGGTGTAAGCAGTGACGACCCGACAGACGATGAAACTCGTTATTACACCGAAACCTATGTGACAGCGTATGGTGAAGAGGGTGCACCCGGCCCGGCCTCGGCTGAATTGACTATCGCCTATTCGGGCAGTTCGGTTGAACTACGGCTACAGCCACCCGGCCAGCAAAACCACAATGTCACCAAACGCCGGATATACCGATCCGCAACGAGCAGTGAGTCAGCTGATTTTCTGTTTGTGGCTGAGCTGGATATCGCCGTTGCAACGTTCGTAGATAATTTGTCTGATTCTCAACTCAGTGCGTCACTGGAAACCTATGGTTATTACATGCCGCCTGACGGCATGATCGGTTTATGCATGATGTCGAATGGCATTGCAGCCGGATTTGTTGGCAATCAGGTGATGTTCAGTGAGGCGTTTTTGCCTTATGCATGGAAGGACGCGAACAAGCAAACGACGCAGGACGACATCGTTGCAATCACGCCGGTCGGTACTACGCTGATCGTGGGAACGAAGGGGATACCCTATATTTTTTCGGGTATCACACCATCGAATATTACGTCTAACCATTCTCTGATCGCGCTGTCCTGTGTCTCTCGACAAAGCATGGTCGCGATGGACGGTTTTGCCTTATATGCCTCGCCGAATGGGCTGGTTTCGATCAGCGCCGATGGGGCGGCCGCGATCGCCACGGCAAATATCATAGAGGCGAAACAGTGGCGGCAGCGATTTAACCCGGCATCTATCCGGGCGTGGCGGGTGGAAAATGAGTATTTTGCACTGTATGACACGGATTCCGGCGTTGCCGGGTTCATCTTCGACCCAGTAAACATGGACATTCGATATGTAACATCATCGTTTGATGCAGCATATAACGATGAGTCAAGTGACACGCTCTACATTGTTAAAGGCCATCAGCTTTATACGCTCAATGATGGTGCCCCAGTCAATTTCCGCTGGCGATCCAAGACTTTTCTTGCCCAGTCAAATACCTCATTTTCGTGCCTGCGTGTGATGAGTGATGCGTTGCCATCGATTGGTGTAATTCTGTATGCCGATAAAAAAGTGGTGATGCAGTTGCCGCCGGGGAGCCTGAGAGACACATTGCTGAAAATTCCGCCAATGCGCGGTAAGCGCTGGCAGGTTGAGATATACGGCAGTGCGCAGGTTGACCGGATCACGCTGGCAACATCAATGCAGGAGATGCCAGCTTGAGCACTACCAAATTCAGGGCAGGCAAAGATCAGGCTTCTGTCGTAGAAAATATTGAGACGCTAACTGGGCAGCGCGGCGATGGACGAAATCGAGCGGTGACCTATGGCGATCTGGCTGGATTGGGGCTGGCAAACTTGCGCCAACTGGGGGGGGGGAAAGTCGCATTATCTCCAGGTAATGGAATTGGCGAATCCAGTTCTGCTGGTAGGGTGCAAAAGCCAACCAAACCAACCAGTTTCAAGGCGACTGGCGGATTTTCGTATGTCCTACTTGAATGGGACATGCCCAACTATCGCGGACGGTCGTTAACAGAGATATACCGGTCACCTGACGATAACCTGGCTGATGCGGTACTGATTGCCAGCTCGGCAGCTGGTGTATACGGCGACCCGGTAGACCCCGGCTGGAGTGGTTATTACTGGATTCGTCACGTTAATTCCACCGGGGAACCGGGGCCATTCAATGCCTCTGCAGGAACGTATGCAGAAACGAGGCCTGACAATACAGCAGTTATTGAGCTGGTTCAGGAGCAACTGAATGGCTCCCCGTTAATTGGCGAACTGACGAATAAGGTTGGTGCGCTGGATAATACCTGGAGCGTGAAAGCGAAGGCAGGAGATATTCAGGCAGGCATTGGCTTGGTTGCCGGAAAGGATGCCGACGGAAATCCGATTAGCCAGGTGGCAATCGCGGCTACTCAATTTTTTGTCTTTGACCCGAACCATCCTAATGACGACGGCACATATTCTTTCCCGTTTGTCGTTAATGGCGATGGCAAAGTTGTTATCGATGAACTGGTGGCAAAGGAAGCGGTGATAAAGATTTTGTCCGCACAAACAATTGAGGCTGATAGCGTTAAAGCGGGCATTCAGATTGTGTCTCCGTATATCAAAACAGCGCGAATCGAAAGCGGTGGGTTTACTGTAGATCCGCTGGGAAACGCAACGTTTGGCGAATTGGTGCGTATATCTGCAGCAGGAGAATTAAGCATTCGTTCATCTGTAGATGGCCGAGGCCTGAATATATCCAATGATGAGATCAGAGTCATCGATAAGAATGGCGTGGAAAGAATCACTATCAGCAGCCGTGACAGATAATTGGAGGAATATTTGAGCAACGTGCTGTTACAGCTATCCCAGCGAGTAGAACATGAGTCTGGGGATAGGAATTTACTGAACAACATACAGAGCGCCTGCCGTAAAAAGCAGGCGTTTTGCTTTGGTACGGATGACACGCGGATCGTTCTTAGACCTCGGAGTTACTACGGTATTCCGTATGTTGTGGTATGGCTTGGGGTTAGCACACGAAAGGACGCGCTCGCGTATTGGTTGCCCCATGTCCAGGAGCTAACTCGTATGGCTGGCGGGCGTTGGGCTGAGTTTTATACAGCCAGAAAGGGGTTTATCCGGGTGGCGAAGCAGCTTGGTTTTGAGCGGTTACCTGACGAGTTTGGACTGATGAAATTCAAGATATCGGTATGAGGTGAAACATGGGTAAAGGGGGCGGTGGTAGCACTGAGGTTAAAGAAACCTCGCAGCAGATGGCAGCGGCAGAGGTGGCGAACCAGCAATGGAGTCTGTATCAGAACGAGTTAAAGCCCTTTGAGAACTTGTTCATGGATAAGGTGGACGCGCTGAATGATGGGCAGAAGTACGACAAGATTGCAGGAGATGTCAATCTTGGTTATCAGCAGGAATTCGGACGGGTACGGAGACAGGCTGCTGACGGTTTGACGGCGGCCGGAGCCGATCCGAGTAGCGGGAAATTTCAGTCAGCACTGAAGGATGTTGCTACTGACCATGTGGCGGGAACGATTGACGCGACTAACCGGGCACAAACCGATCAGCAAAATAAGTATGTTGCTGGGTTGCAGGATGTTCAGGCGATGGGGTCGGGACAGAAAGCGGATGCGTTACAAGGCTATCAGGGGATAGCCGCGGCATCACAGAAAAAAGCAGTATCGGATGCAGAATCCTCGCTATCGAAACAACAATCCACGAAAGGACTCATTGGTGCGGTAGGGGGCGCTGTCGCCAGTTATGGGTTGTCGAATATCAACAAGCCGACATCTACCGCATTGGCGTCAAGCGGCAGCTCCAGCGGTGTGTTTGGTTCTGGCAACACTGGTGCTCTGGGTTTGTCGACTAACTGGCGAAATTACACGTGAGGTGAGCGATGGGCGTAGCGTCAGACACATTTGCGGATATTACGCGCAAACAATACGACGACTGGATGCAACGTTATTACCCCAAGTTGCAGGGGCTGATGGAGCTATCAACCAGTGGGCAGTTGATGAATAACCAGTTAGCACGAGCGGATGCAACACAACAGCAGGCGCTAAACACGGCAACGGTCGGCGCGGCCAACCAGCAGGCCCGGTATGGGGCAACCCAGCAGAACAATGGTGCAGATAATAGCTTAGGGCTAAAAGCGGCGTTGGCAACGGCTGGCGCAAAGAATGGTATTCGGGATGCAGAAGCTGATCGCCAGATGAACATTCTCACTGGTGGCTCGGCGTCATTGCGTAACCTTCTGGATATAGGGAGTGACAAGTAATGGGGTATGGACTAATCGACATTGCTGCCCAAACCCGGCAACAGGCCATGCAAGGGATGCAACAGTCCGCTGAACAGGAACAGCAACGTGAAGCAGCGAATGAGCAGTTGAAAGCTCAGCAAAAGGTAGCGGCCAATCAGACGAAAGGCACGATGGCCGGAATGGGGGCTGCAGGTGGTGCCGCCTTGGGTGCCACATACGGATCATGGGGGGGGCCGATCGGTATGGGGATCGGTGCTGCTGTCGGCCTGATTGCTGGTTCATTGTTTTCGTAATCGATTGGGGGATGTATGGCGGATGTACGAGGGTTGGCAGATGGCTTTCTGTCTGGATTTAACACAGCGGAAAATGCGCTTCAGCGTCGTGAAGACTCAGAATTGCGGCGTCTGCAAATGCAGCAACAACAGCAGAATGCCGATCGAAACTTTGGACTTGCTCAGTCGCAGTTTGATTATCGGAGAGATGCCGATAATCAGGACCGGCAACGACAGAAGGAGCGAGATAAGGTAGGTGATGAACGTTGGCAATCCGAGTTCGAGCAAAACAAACGAAATTCTGATCGGTCTTTCGGTTTGCAGGCCGCGGGATTAGATCTGCGGCGCGAAGAGTTTGCGTACCAGCGAGCGGAAAAAGATCGGCAGCGCCGGATGACAGAACAGATGCCGACAGTTCAGGCATTCTATGACCGCCTGAAAACTAACAATGGTCAATGGGATGAGGATGCGCTGCGTCTGGCCGGGCAAATCTCAGATGATAATCCGTACAGCCCCAAACGATTTATTGGCCCGGACAAAATCCAGACCGTTAGAGACATGAATAAAATCATGCCCCAGGTGATGAACGGACAAGTTGATTACAACGATCCCACCGTCGTGGGCGTAGCCGATAAGGTTCTGGCTCCGTACATCAAACGCGGGCTGGGTGAGAAAGACCCCAGCACAGGGAAAACCATTAAGGACAAGGAACTGGCACACATTGGGATGACAGAAGATGGGAAGGGGCTCTTCCTCTCACTGAAAACGAAATATGACGATGGATCAGTATCCTCAATGAAGCCGATGACGCGCTATGCCTCATCGGATCCGCAGGACAATGTTGTGGTAATTCCTATGGATAAAGCCATGGAGCAATTCAGAGGCTACGGGCAGATGGTGGGGGCCATGAACAGTGACCCGTCCACTGCCCAGTTTATGAACCGATTGGTAAATGGCAACGCCAAGCAAGACCGAGCGGAAGCGAAAGAGTATCGTACCCAAGTCATTAATTCGCAAAAAGAACGTGCGAAAGCGCTGGCTAAAGACCCGGATAATGCATCAACGATCAATACTCAGTTTGACCGGTTGGATGACCAGATTGCTGAGTCATTTGGGCAAAAACCGAAAAACAGAACCGCTCCAGTTTTACAGCAATGGGCGGGTAATGATCCCAACAAGGTTGCGTTCGCACAGAAAGCGTTATCTGTCGGCGCGTTCTCTGGTGACGTAAGTCCTGCGCAGTTGGAAGAGAAATATGCTGAGTATCAGCAGGGAATGGCAAGAGACAAAAATAATAAGGTAGCTCAGCAGATGAGAGGGCAGTAATCCAGCTTACAGAAAGACATAATGATTACGCTAATTATCTGTTTATTTAGTATTTAAATAAAAATCAATAAAATAAATATATTTATCTTCGTAATATACGATATTAAAATATGTGAAATTCTATTTCCATCCGTGTCTGCTTTCTTTGGGTGATCTATGATAACTGTTTGTTTTTTATTGATTAATGCGTGTACTTCATCAGCGGGATTGACGGGCGGTGAAAATGAACCTGGGAAATGAGATGGCCCTGAGTAGTCTGCATGGGTTACTGGATCTGCTGACGAGTGTAGATAACGACGTGAATCCTGAAACTGTACGGTCGGCGGCGCTTCTCGGACTGATGCTTGTTTCTACTCTCGAAGATGATATGCAAAAGAAACACAGTGATAACGCACTTTCCATCAGTGCCAATACGCGCTAAATTCCCGAAAGATACCAAGCCTCGCCTAAAAAGCGGGGCTTTTTTTATGCCTGAATTCTGGAGTAACAATGGTTTACGATCCGCAGCAGTTACAGCAGCAGCGCCCTGAACAGCAAACGGCGAACAATAACCGGCAGGGGCTGAATATTCAGCAACCCGGTGAGCTATCCGATTTCGATCGTCAATTCTTTTCCCCGGAAAACTGGAACAAAAAACCGGTCGAAGCCAGTGTGACGCTAGGCGATATTGGAAAAGCGGCGGTTGCTGCGCCACTCGATATGGTGGCTGCTGGTGGCGAACTGTTTCGGGCTGGCAATCAGCTTCTTGATGATAAAGCAGATGCTCAAGCGCGAGAGTACCAAAAACAATATGGCGTTGATGACCAAACAATGACGGTTATGCGCCAGACTGCGGGAAACCCGTTATCCCGTGCGGGCAATGCCATTATTCAGGGCGTCGGCAGTCTGGCTGGCGCAGCATCACAGAAGATCAAAGACTCCTACAGTGACGGAGCAAAAAAAGCGGCCTCTCTGGATTTCGTGAGTACCGAGCGGGATAAGGACGGCAACATTACCGGGTTACAAGCCGGGGAAGGGTTGTTTGATAAAGATGCCTGGTTAATCAACGCTGTACCATCTATCTCGCAAATCATTGCCTCCGGCGCGATGTCCAAGCTAGGTGCTGCTGCAGCCAGGGAAATGGCGGAACAAGCTACCTTTAATCGCTTAAGCAAGTCTATGCCGGAAGAAGCGGCTCGTCAGTTAGCGAAGGAAACAGCCGAGCGTGCTGCTGCAGTTGCGGGGAAAACCACTTTTGTTGGCTCAATGGCAGGTTCCGCACAGGGACAGGGTGGGATGGATATGCGTAGTGAGATCAATGCGCTCCCGTTCGACGAGCTGATGAATAGTCCCTCGTTTCAGAAAGCGTTTACTGATGTGGATGCAGATCCGAACAACGCAAAACTGGATGATACGCAGAAATTGACCATGGCGCGCAGTCGGGTGGCAGAGCAAGCGGCCGCATCAGTGACGTCTGATCCCCGCCTGCTGGCGATCAATATTGCCGCGTCATCGTTAGGCGATCACACATTGCTTTCGTTATTGACGAAAAAAGGGGCGGCGGGTGGTTTGGCGTCCGGTATTGCGACAGGTGTTACCGCTGAGGGGGCAACTGAATTTGCTCAGGGTGCAGGGCAGCGCTATGTCCAAAACCAGCAGTTGATCGACACTGCTGGGCAGAAGATTGATCCGATGAAAGATGTGCTGGAAGTCGGTGCCAATAATGCCGTCGTTGGTGCAGGTATGGGCGGTGCGTTCGGTGCCATTGGCGGCATGCACGGGCGGCGAACAGGCGGGCAAAGTGAAAGTGTGGCGGAGCCAGCGGCATACCCTGAAACAGCACAGAGCAGTGAACCATCGGCGGATGGCGTTAATCAGTCCACTGAACCGGATGCGGTGAGCCCTCCAAGCCAGTCAACGGCAGAAAATGCCACAGGTATTCCGACCAGCCAGATCGATGAATTTCGTGATACGCCTGCGTATCTGCGCCAAGACCCGCGCATTCAGGGTTTTGCTGAGGACAGCGATGTTCAGCGTGCGTTGGCAGAGCAGCATGCACCAACGGCTGAAGAACTCATTAGCCAACAGATGGAGCAGGGTGAACAGGGGTATACGCCAGAAGAGCAGGCCATTCTGGAACAGGCTGAAAAAATCCGGGCGGCACGCATACCCCGGCTACCGGCACCAGGACAAACGTCTGTTATTGCTATGCCTGGTGACCTTCACCCACCGGTGAGTGATGAGGGGCAGTCGGGTAGCGGGCCGCAGTTCGATGCCGGGCGGCAGGTTCGTGGACAGTCTTTTATTCCTGCCGAACGCCCACAAGCGGGCAATGAGGTGGGGCGAGCGAGCCAAATCTATGACAGCGAGACGGTGCCGACTCACGCCATTGTGGATAAAGGCATCATTTTTTCTGGTTCGCAGACAATCGACGAGGGGCAGACAGCGCAGCCGCCACAATTCACATCTGGGGAAACACGCGCTCAGCGCGAGACTCGCGAGTTTACCGAGGCGATGGGTGGCAATAATCAAACCGCGTTGCCTGATAAGCGTCATCGTGTTGCTGGCGTTCCCGTTGATGCAAAAACAGAAGCCTATGCACGCGGCGAACCTGTCGGTGAATTGAAGTTCTACACGAAAGATCGCCCGTTTACGAGTGAGCATTTGGCCCGTCACTCAAAGTGGGGGAAAACGCCAGGTGCCACGGTTGAAGAGGTCGACGGCGGTTATGCAGTGCGGCTCCCGGCTCCGGAAGATGGGAAACAGGAAAAGATTACCGATTTCGGCGATGAGTTGCACGGTGCGGTCAAACACCGCTGGGGGCAATTTTCAAAGGCAATGGAGACGGATAATAACCAGATTGAGGTACAGACCCAACCGTTGTCTAAAACATTCCCTCACCCTGAATACACGAAGATGGCTGAGTCGGGCGTGAGCAATGACATTCTGGCATCACTGGCGGTGCTGCGCGCACACATCCCGAATAAACCTGCCAGATCTGCGCGTGCGACAACATGGGCAGAAAATGTTATCGGCATAAAGTCACTGGCTAATGATCTGTTATCTGGAAAGATTTCACTGGATGATTTCAAGAAGAACATGCGTATCCGTCCGAACCTGGCGCGGGTGGCTGATACAGTAGACCTGATCTCGCAATTCCCGCCGGAGCAGATAAAGGATGCTGCTAAATATCGCGTGAATGCAGGCCATTACACCGTGTTTGATGGGAAAGAATTTCCAAATGGCAAAACGATCTACAGCTTGAGTCAGATGGATGGAAAAAATATCCGGGGCGTCAGCGCCGATACGCTGGAAGCGTTGTTGCCTAAAGCGAAATCCTATATTGAACAGCAGATTGGCACTGCAGAAGACAGCAGTAGCGGTAAGCTGTCGAAGATTGAAATCTTCCGCCGTCGGGCTGATGGACAGGTGTTCCTGGGGTATAAAGGAAGCACGCATGTATTACCGCTAAAAGCTGGGTTTAAAGACAGCGCAGAGGCTCGGGACTACCTGAAAAATAACCGTGCTGAGTTGGAAGCAAAGCTGGAGAAGCTGCGCAAGATTTCCCGCGAAGAGCAGCGCGGTGCCGAGAATCAGAAACGCAGTGGCCCGACACGCCGCGAGGGCGATATCACACCGGATCAGTTCGGTGAAACCTTTGGTTTCCGCGGTGTTCAGTTTGGTAATTATGTGGAAGATGCGCGGCGCCAGGCGGATTTAAACGATGCATACGATGCGTTAACCGATATGGCTGATGTGCTCGGCGTACCCGCGAAAGCGCTGTCATTGAATGGTGAGCTGGGGCTGGCGTTCGGCGCGCGCGGTCGCGGTGGACACAACAGCGCCAAGGCGCATTATGAGCCGGGGCAGGTGGTGATCAATCTCACCAAAGGAAACGGCGCTGGTTCGCTGGCGCATGAATGGTTCCACGCACTGGATAACTACTTCGGTCAGGCAGATCAACACGGCTACGAGAACAAAGGACGCGGCGATAGCTTTATGACCTCATCCCAGCGCCGCAGCAGCGTATTCCAGAATGGCAAACTGGTGCTTGCATCGCACCCGGTTCGGCAAGAGGTTTACGAGGCGTTCAGGGACACAATGCAGGCTATCAACAACAGTGGCATGGTTGAGCGTGCACAGAAGCTCGACAGTACCCGTAGCAAGCCCTACTGGTCTACGGTGGTCGAGCTTGCCGCACGTTCCTTCGAGCGTTATGTGCTGGATAAAACCTTGTCGCAGGGTATTAACAATGATTACCTGGTCAACATCCGTAAAGCGAGTGAGCATGCCGATCCGCAAACCTATGCCTATCCAACAGGGGCTGAACTGTCTGGCGGGATTCGTGAGGCGTTTGACAAGCTATTCCGAACGCTCAAGACGAAACCGACGGAGAAAGGCATTGCCTTCTATTCCCGCAATAACGCCCCCAAAAACGGGGGCGTTGCTGTTTCTGGGGCGGATATTGGTGGCGGCAACATTATTCACGATGGCAGTTTCAGTAAAGACGGCAGCAAATCGGCAACGGGTATGCTGCGCGACCGGGTGCAGCTGGCATCTGACTTGTTTGTCTCCCACCTCAATGGTGCAGCCAAGATTAAGGTGAAGGCCGTACAAACACAGGCAGAAGCAGCGGCAATGATGCCGAATGGTATCCCGGCGGAGTTTGGCACTGTTCACGCTATCTATCAGCCAGAACTCAGCCGGGTGATCGTTATCGCAGACAACATTGCAGGCCCGCGCGAGTTACGCGCCAAGTTGCGACATGAGATCATCGCTCACCACGGCTTGGCGTCGGTGATTGGTGACGTGGAGTATGACCGCATCATGCGGGTGCTCCATCAGACGCGTGACAGCCGGAACAAAACCATCCAAGAGGTATGGCACCAGGTTGAACGCTCGTATGGGAATGAGTCACTGGAAGATCAGGCCAATGAATTTCTGGCGCATATGGCGGAGAGGACGGATCTCACCGGTCTGGGGGGCGTCTGGGACCGCTTCGTTACGCTGCTGACCACCGCACTCCGTAAGGTGGGGATGATCAGCCAGGCTGACATTACACCGGCGGAAATCCGCAATATCCTGCGCACCATCACTGGCCGCTTTAAGAAAACGGCGATGTATGCCAATGAGAAGCCCGGTACGCGCGAGTTTGAGGATACGTTTTCGCGCACTGATGCGCTGTATTCGAAAGCAGACGACACCGATCCGTTGCGACCACTGCCGGAAGAGGCTGAACAGTACCGAACTGAACTGGGTAATGCCATGCGGTCGATGCGGTCTGGGGACATGTCCATCAAGATAGGCAGAACCCCCCCTGTGTTACGTGCTTTGGGCGCGCCGAATCTGGACATGTATATCAATCGCGATACGGTGCGAAAGGCGACGAACGGTGTAAAACATGATGTGCCTATCTCAGTCATTGAGCAACTGCCGGAACTGATGCATGACCCATTAGCAGTGTATCGCTCTGCCACTCAGGATAACGCTGTAATGGCACTTCTTGAGGCTCAAGATGCGAATGGAAATCCAGTGGTGAGCGCGGTTCACATGAGTGCAGCATTGAAACGCATTGAGGTGAATCGTATTGCGTCAGTGTATGGCACTGTCGGGGGTATGGCAAAAGTTAACGGGATGAAAGAAGCCGGGCTGACTTTATACCAGCGCAAAAAAGAAAACCCTGATAACCCTCATTCTCAGGGGCTTCAATTGCCCAAGGAGGAGCGTTCTTATCAAGGTTCAGATGAAAATATACTCTCATCCGCCGATATCCGCAAGAACAAGGCTCTGTACTCACGCACCGGAACCCCGGCAATGGATGCCGAAACCAGCAGGAAAATGGGCTTTAACGTCGAAAAAGGCTGGTTCGATAAAACCCGAGATTTTTGGGATGTTGCAACCGACAAGGACACGACGGCGCTGAAACAGTGGTGGCGCGAAACCTTCCGTAAACTGAACACCCGTACCTTTGATGGCCTGGCACCGCTGAAATACGCTGAAGATGCGGCAGGGAATTTTGACGCCAGCGTGTCAGGCTACACAGCGGCACGTATGGCAGCTGGCGCGGGAGCAGTTTCCGGTGTGGTGTGGGAACACGGACTGGTGCGCTACAACAAGAAAGAGGGCATCACCGAGCGCATCGCCGGAACCAGCAAGGCCGATTCGCTGATGGGCATTTTCGATGCACTGGGCAGCCAGCGCGAAAACTTCCTTAAGTGGATCGCCGGTCATCGCTCTGAACGGCTGCTGGCGGAAGGGCGCGAAAACAACTTCACGGCGGACGAAATCGCCTACATGAAGACGCTGAACCGGGGCAACGAAACGCTGTTCACCGAACAGAAACGCAAGTATGACGCCTTTATCAAGTCGATTCTCGATCTGCAACAGGACATGGGGCTGATCGATCCGGAAAGCCGCGCCACCTGGGAAGATGCCTGGTATCTGCCGTATTTCCGCGAGGCGGAGAATGGCGAGACGCACGGCCCTTGGACGACACGCGGCATGGCTAACCAGAGCAGCACGGTGCGTAAGCTGAAAGGCAGTGAGCTGACCATCAAAGACCCGATCGAAAACCTGTTCAACTATGTGGCGAAGTCTGTCGATGCTTCCATGAAAAACGAGGCAATGCGCCGGTCAGTGGTGAACCTCGCGGATACCGGCGTGGTAGAAGTGATCGATAATCCGAACAAAATGGATTACGGGCGTATCGGAAAGGATGTGGTGAAAGTGTATGTCGATGGGCAGGAGCAACTGGTGCAGGTCAATGACCCCGATCTCTATCGTGCATTCACCATGATTGATATGGAGCGCAGCAACTCGGTGTTCATGAAAGCGGCACGCCAGGCCAAGCGCGTGTTGACCATCGGCACCACCGCGATGCCCGATTTTATCATACGAAACTTTATGCGCGACTCCCTCCACTCCTGGGCCATCAACAAAGACGGTTTCCGCGCGGGCATTTCCTCTTGGCAGGGGTTGCGCAAAGCGCTGGCGGTGGATGATACGCTTGTGGACATGATGGCCGCGGGTGCTACGTTTGGCGGAGGTTACCTTAATGTTTATGACCCGGCAGGTTCAGCAGCCAACATCCGCAAAGTGCTACGCCGCAAAGGATACAGCGACAGCCAGATGCGTGAATTTGAATCGACGCTGGCGCGCAGCAGTAAGGATGTACTTGAGAAACTGGAAACCGGTTGGGAGAAATACCGGCATATCAGCGAAGGCGCTGAAAACGCCAGCCGTGTGGCCACTTACGACGCCGCGTTGCAATCCGGCAAGAGTAAGGCGCAGGCGGCATTTGAAGCGCGTGACCTGATGGACTTCAGCATGATGGGCTCCAGTAAATTTATTATTGGGCTAACCGATGTGGTGCCGTTTCTCAATGCCCGCTTGCAGGGGATCAGCAAACTGGGTAGGGCGATAAACGAAAATCCTCGTGAGGTGCTGAAACGCGGAGGCTACATTGCGGGCCTGTCGCTGGCGTTGCTGGCGCTTAATTGGGATGACAAGCGCTATGAAGAGTTGCCGGATTGGGACAAAGACGCCTACTGGCATTTCTGGGTCGGTGATCAGCATATACGTTTTCCCAAACCGTTCGAGATTGGCCTGATGTTTGGCACGCTGCCGGAGCGCTTCGTGCGAATGCTGGGTGGCGAAGATTCACCGGGTAAATTCGGCAAAGTGATAGCACGTAACTTCATGGAGACGATGGCATTTAACCCCATGCCGCAGGTGGTGAAGCCGATTGCTGAAGCCTACGTGAATTATGACTTCTTCCGGGGCGGCCCGATCGAGACTATGGCGGACAGTAACCTGGTTGCCGAAGCGCGCTACAACGATCAAACCAGCTTACTGATGCGTGAGGTCGGCGCTGCGACCGGGCTGTCTCCCAAGATGCTTGATCACATTGTTCAGGGTTATACCGGCACGCTGGGGGCGTATGTATTAGGTGCTACCAACATCTTGGCGCGGCAGTTCAGTGATGCTGGTGAAACGCCTGCTTTGCGGTTGGATGAATTGCCAGTTATCAAGTCGTTCCTGCGCGGTGCCGATCCTGCTAAGTCCACGCAGTTTGCTGACGATTTCTACAGAATGATGAGTCAGGCCAATCAGATCAACCGCACAATTAATGCGTACCGGGAGCAAGGGCGTAAGGATGATGCCAGTACGCTGAAGGAAGAGAACGCGGGACTGCTATCAAAGCGGAAAATGCTGACCAGTACCCAGCAGGCGATCCGTAAACTTAATGACCGAATCGAAATGGTGCGCATTGACCGCACGTTAAACGCGGAAGAAAAGCGGGAGCGTATCGATCGCATGATGGCACAGCGAAATAAGCTGTATCAGCAGGCCGTGGAAAGAGTGAATCCCTATTTTGACCGATGAGTAAGGGAGGGGGGAATGTGGCTGTTTTTATAATCAGGGATGCGGCTGGTAATGTTGTACTTGATCTGTCCAATAGCATTACAAAAACATTGGGGTATTTTACTGTCGAACCCAGAACATCTCAGACTATCACCGTTCCTGATGTTTATGGTGGTCGCCTTTGGGTGTCTGCATCAGCAGAGCAAATCAAATTCGATATCGGAGTCTGGAGCACTCCTCCCTCTGCGGTAATAAATGGTAATACCATTACCGTATCGACAACAAGGGATGTTCGTTGCTTCTGTGTTTACGGGATTTATTAATATGGCATTTGTTCGTGTTGTAAACGATAGCGGTGTAACGCTGATCGATTCTGAGGTGTTTAACTTATATTTATCTCAGAAAGGGCAATTAACTATGAACTGGGATGTGAATATTGGTGATTGCATGGTCATAACCTATAATGCAAAATCCAATCTCCCACCACTACTAGCAATATCCTGCTCAAGTCATCATGCCTCATTGCTGTCGGTTAAGAAAGATGGGAATACATATACCTATACCATTATTTATGTTGATTCATCATCTGTTACTTCCGCGGTGATCGGTAACTATTATATTTTTGATGCTGGGACATTAACGAGTGCTGGCACAGGCGGGTTAATAATTAGAAATAAGGATGGTTATGTTACGTTTGATAGTGATAATCAGTACTTACGAGTACATTCAGTGGAGAACTATGCACCATTAGGTTGGGATGAGTTATCGGGACCTGTAGGTGGGGATTCTGTCAGAGGTTTACCGGTAGGCAGGCGGTTTGCAGCCGTCACGAATAAAGTGGGATATGTTTATACTGAAAGAGTCAATGGTGGGGAAGTGATGTCAACATGGTACTATGACGGAGTAAGGATAGCGAGTATAGGAGGGAATGTATCACGACACATGGAATTCTATCAGCAGTCACTGTATGAAAGTAGCGGAGCTAATCAAACGCGAAATAGCTCCGACTCTCAGTATATGATTGTGGACGTGACAGGATACTGATAACCCATTTACTACTGTGAAAATTTATTCTCACAGTCTGACAAGCTTTTGAATTTACTTCCTTCAACCCAAGTATATTTAAAAACGTCACCAACCATATATTCTGGCTGTTTAAAACCCGCTCTTTTTTCATATATTGGTTGGTCGTATATATGCCTGCCGATTTCTATTTTCCCCCAGCAGGTGGGTGGCTTTATCGGGGTGCAAGCTGAGGTTAATAAAAGAAAAGGAATAAGGTGAAATAGTTTATTCATATTAATTACCATGTAAATTATTATGTCCCTAATGCAACTCCGTATGAGTAGCCGTAGCAGTCTATCTTATTGCGCTCCTGAAGCACATGATTAGTGTCACAATCAAAAATAATCCGATAATGCATAAAACGATGCTTCCATCGCTGTTCAAATTCATTCGGCACTTTTGTGCTATGACCAGAGCAGTCGCACAAAATGGAATGGCAAGTGCGGGGTGGATGGTTACCATGATGGCGGTCAGGATGAGAAAAAAAATAAAGGTAGCGGATGACATGTTTCTCCTTTTCATCTTGTTATCGGTGACATTACTCGTGGGTTGGTAGTATTGGAAAATAGTAGTAGTCCAGAGCAGTTATAACGCGGAGTTCTTTTATACAGGAAAATCAGTGGGCAGAATAAAATGAAGGTCTGTATTTGACAGACCTTATCTGAAAGTCAATTACTGTCCGGTGATTTCGTCCAATGCGTCTTCAAGTGTTGGCAATAGATCAGTGTGTAGCGGGACAGCAATTCCAGGGTAAACTTTCACGGCCAGCCAGCCTCCAACATCTTCAAAAACAGCATACGCCCCATTCGGACACTCGGTTAGCATTTCATCATTTTCGAGTACACAGATTATATTTCCATGATGGTCGATAGTTCTCATTTTTTATTACATCCTTGTTATTTAAAGGTCTATTCTGCGGCAGATAATAGTGATTATCTAGCTGATTGCAATTTACACCGGGTACGGGTTTTCGGACAAATTTCGGACATTTTCGGACATTGAAAAATAAACCAATACATATCAATGAGTTAAAAAAAGACCGAACACGATTCCTGTGCCCGGTCTAGGGAAATGGCTCTTGGGAGAGAGCCGTGCGCTAAAAGTTGGCATTTGTTGCGGGCTGCATCACAGCCCGCACTTTAAGCGTAGACGACTCACTTTCGTTTTCCAGTCTGGCCCGATTTTTGACGGCCAATTCTGAAACAATCTGTACACTTTGTGACAACTAGCGCAAACCCGTATATTCGCGATCCACACTCTCTTCAGAAGTGCTATGGCGCTACTGGCAGAGGGTTTTGGCCCGATCGATAAAGGGCTGCAAACTCATCTTTTGTCCCGGATTCTGTGGGTCTTCCAGAAGAATGGTTTCCAGCGGGCGAGCGGCGACCTTGCCCGTCTTGACCTGTTCACGCGCCACGTCATTGAGCGGATATTGCACCAGAGTACTGGGATTGATCACGTACATCGCGTCACCGGGGCGGCAGATCAACTGAACTTCTTCACGATTGAACGCCCAGCGGGAACCATATTCCAGCTTGCTCAGGTTAGCCAACTGCGGCGCGGCCAATGTCTGAACAGACAGTACAGAGACAATCAGAGACAGCACTACTTTTTTCAT